GGGGAGATTAATGATACCTATTAGCTAATAAGAGGAGAACACATATGGCATTTCAAGTTTCACCAGGTGTACTCGTAAAAGAGAAAGATTTAACTAACGTAATACCAGCAGTAGCAACTACGATCGGTGCTGTTGCAGGTCAGTTCAATCAAGGACCTATGGACGAAGTAACGTCTATTAGTTCGGAGAAAGAATTAGTAGAAACGTTTGGTAAACCTGACTCTACAAACTTTGAATATTGGTTTAGTGCTGCTAGTTTCTTGCAGTATTCATCAAGTTTAAGGGTTGTACGAGCTGCAAACTCTGGGAGTGTTAACGCTGTTGTATCTGGCACAGCATTAAGAATAAAAAACACAGATCATTACTCTAACGGTGACGGAAGCACAGGACCTTATAACGATGGTTCTGCTAACGTTGGCGAATGGGCTGCAAGAACAGCAGGCGCATGGGGTAACAACTTAAAAGTTTCAGTATGTCCGAGTGCAACGGCATATGAAACAGCAAATAAAACAACAACAAACGATTCATCAACAGCAGTTGGAGATACAACTATCGTATTAACTTCAGGAACTGATTTTAATGTAGGCGATATTGTAAACTTCGGCGAAGCTGGGGGACATGAATATAGAGTTACTGCTGTTAATACAAACACATTAACTTTTGTAAGACATCCATCAGGCACAGGCGGACTACACACAGCTGTAGCAAACGGCTCTGCTGTAAGAAGAAGATGGC